TGGGAGTTTTATGTATACGATTGTACTACTGACCCCGGAAGATATTGGGAGCAGAATATAATGAGAAAGGAAGGGGTGGCCGTATTGAAGGAAGGTCAGTTTCGCGGTTCTCATAAAATAAGATTACATCAAGGTAGATACGAAGCGTTAGGGCAATGTCGTCCCGTTACCGTATACCGTGATGCTAATAAAGATGGTAAGTTTGATTTAAGTGATGATAATACACAAACAGGATTGTTTGGAATTAACATTCATAGAGCAACAAAGTGGGGAGGAAAAAAATCTAGCCAAGTAGATAAGTGGTCAGCAGGTTGTCAAGTAATAGCTGCTAATGATGATTGGCATGAGTTTATGGATATATGCAGAGTGGCACGCGATAAGTGGGGTAATAGTTTTACATATACATTATTAGATAGTAAAGATTTATTAGTATGAAAGTTTTAAATAAAATATTAGGAGATGGTGCAAGTAAGTTACTTGAGTCCGCAGGAAGTATTGTAGATAATTTAGTTACTACAGATGCAGAAAAAAAAGAAGCTAAACGTAAATTAAAAGAATTAGTTTTAAATCATCAAGCAAAGATAGAGTCGAATATAACCGACAGGTGGAAGGTAGATATGGCAAGTGATTCATGGTTAAGTAAAAACGTAAGACCACTAGTTTTAGTTTTTGTTATTGTGTGCACTATGTTATTAATATTTATAGACGCAGGTTTTATAGACTTTAAAGTTGAAAGTAAATGGGTTGACCTGTTACAACTTCTTTTAATTACAATAGTGGCGAGTTATTTTGGAGGAAGGTCAATCGAAAAAGTTAAAAAAAAATAGATGGCAGTAAGTAAAAAAAATATGCCTTGTAATAAACCTAGACCAAGCACACGTCCGGGAAAAAAGAAAATGGTAAAAGGATGTGAGGGCGGTAAAGAGAAGATAATTCACTTTGGCGCTAAAGGTTATGGTCATAATTATTCTTCTGCCGCTAGAAAAAGTTTTAAAGCTAGACACAAATGTGGAACAGCAAAATCAAAACTAACAGCAAGATATTGGGCGTGTAAAAACTTATGGGCCGGTAAAGGAGGCTCAACTAAATCTTCTCCTAAAAATAGAAGAGGAAAATATTAGTATATTTGTAAAATAAATTAAATTAAAATAAAATGACAAAATTAACTTCAGAAGAATTACAAAGTCTTCAAACTTCAATTAAGAAATACAACAGTATTAAGTTAAAATTAGCTGATGCTGTACTTCATCAACAAACAATAGTAGCAGAAATAGGGATTTTAAAATCTCAATTTATGCAAGAAGAAAAAAAATTAATAGAAAAGTATGGTGAAGATTCTTCTATTAATACGCAAACAGGAGAAGTCACCAAAATAAAAAAAGAAAAGAATGCCTAAAATAAAAACATACGATTTAATAGTTAATCCCGATTTAGAAACTAAAGTAGTGGGAACAAAAAAACAATCATCAGTTGGGGGACCTCCTTTTCAAACTGTTAATGTTAGCATTGAGCAAATATTAAGTGTTCTTCCTACATCATTTGCGTCTTTAGTTTTTTCATTACCTGCTTATGATGATGATGCAGCAGCAGCAGCAGCCGGGTTAACTACAGGTAAACTTTTTCAAACAACCGGCTTAGGGGCAGGACCTCTAAATGCAGCAGGAATAGTAATGATAAAACAATAAGAGATGCCTAAGATTAATTCCTACGCTAATGTAACTACTCCTTTATTAACTGATAAGTTAATTGGAACGGATGTTGGAGGTACGATTCCAAATCAAACTAAAAACTTTACTGTAAATCAATTAGCAGAAGTAGTGTTAACATCAACTGCTTCTTCGGGTGTTCAACATAAAATTGTTCAAGTTACCCCTAGTGAAATGGCTAATATTGCAACAACACGAAAAGAGCTAATAGCTAATCAAGGAACTGAAAAAATTATTAATCTTGTACATGCTTCATGGTGGAAAGAAGCTGATGCTGTTACAGGGAATCCGGGGTACGCTTTTGGAGGAGGGGTTGTTACAACGATAAACGCAGTTTTTTCAGGACAACCCTTTAATAATACAGCATTAGAGCAATTTTCTATACAACCTACTGATTTACAAAATGCGGGTCAAATAGGCGCAAGGAGTAATATTAACATTACTGCTGCTAATGAAATATTTGCGGTAAATGAAAGTCTAGTTTTACAAAGAGGTCAGGCAGGTGGAGATTCTCCTACTTTAGGAGGAAATGTTTGGATTTACATAAGTTATATTATTCATAGCACTTCAGATTTTTCTATTGTAACTACCACTACTTAATAAAATAAAATGAATATAAATGGAAATAAGAAAAGTTTCAGTAGGTCCTGATTATAAATCAGGAGCTATGCACTACATAGTAGGACAGGAAGTCCTGAATGGAAATTACATTATACATCTTATAAAACACGATAACGATAGTAACTCAATTAAGTTATGGATTGTTAATGTTGATAAAGAAGTAGTGTTGTGGAAAGAGTTTTCTTCTACAATGCCTATATCTATGGAGTATAATATTAATTTCTAATGAGGTCACCTAAAGATTTTATAGTAAAACCTGTAAAGGGCAGAAGGTACGATAACACTAAAAATATTGGTGGAAAAGATATTTTAGTAAGTACATCAGAAGAAGATTACAAATTTTCTAATAGACTAGCTATAGTTCAAGAAGTTCCTTTAGGCTATACAGGTCCTGTAAAAAAAGGTGACACCCTACTTGTTCATCATAATGTTTTTAAATTTTATAATGACATGCGAGGTAGACAACAAAGTGGTAAAAGTTTTTTTAAGGATGATTTGTTTTTTATAGATAACGACCAATTTTTTTTATATAAACAAAAAGGAAAATGGAAAGCTTATGACAGGTATTGTTTTATAAAACCTATACCTCCTGAAGAAAGTTTTGTAATGAAGCCTTGTAATACAGAACCTTTGATGGGGATAATGGAGTACCCTAATGAGTATTTAAAAAGCAAAGGAATAAAAAAAGGAGATAAGGTTTCCTATACCCCTTTTAATAATTATGAATTTATAGTTGATGGGGAAAAGTTATTTAGATTACACGACCACCAAGTTACAATGGTGTTGTGAAAAAAAAAGCTTTACATAAAAGTATAGGTAACCCTTTTTGGCAACACAGTAGGTTTAAAAGGGTTCATAAAAACAAAAAGAAATATGATAGAAATGGATTCAAAAGAAATAAAATTAGAGATTATACAAGCGGGGAGGAGAGCGGTTAAACAATTAATTAAAGTAGCTAAAGAAGAAATAATTAAACCCGACCCTGAAGATGAATTAGCCGCGGATAGATTAAAGAATGCGGCAGCTACTAAAAAGCTAGCTATATTTGATGCGTTTGAAATATTAAATCGTATAGATGCAGAACAGGCTAGTATAGATAGTTTAGAAAAAGGAGTTAAAATAACTGATACAAAACAAGGATTTGCAGAAAGACGTTCAAAATAAATTATATAGAGTAGTGGATAATTATATCCCTAAAGGAGTGTTGTCTAAAAAAAACAAAGCTCAAACATGGGAATATGGTTACAATGAAAAATATAATTTTGTTTGCATATCTAAAACAGGAAGAGTTGGTCAGGTTATAAATATTAGTGGCTTATACATTGGGTTACCTCTTCAACCCATTCAGTGTCTTCAAAGACACTCTAAACCCGAAGAACAATATTGGGAAAGAAAACCTTTACCAAAAATTTTAGAAAAAATTCAATCTATATTTCAATGGAATAATATGCCTAGTGAGTTTAAAAATCAATGGGTAGATTACATAGAGTCAGAGTTTGATAAAAGAGAAGAAGGACTATGGTTTATGAATAAAGGAGTACCTACTTATATCACAGGTTCTCATTATAATTATTTACAATGGACAAATATAGATGTAGGTTATCCCGATTATAGAGAGGCAAATAGAATTTTTTTTATTTTTTGGGAAGCTTGTAAAGCAGACAAAAGATGTTTTGGAATGACTTATTTAAAAATAAGGCGTTCAGGGTTTTCTTATATGGGCTCTTCAGAATGTGTAAACATTGGAACATTAGCAAAAGATTCTAGGGTGGGTATATTATCTAAAACAGGTTCTGATGCTAAAAAAATGTTTACAGATAAAGTTGTTCCTATTTCAAGTAGGCTACCGTTTTTCTTTAAACCTATACAAGACGGTATGGATAAACCTAAAACTGAATTAGCTTTTAGAATACCTGCATCTAAAATTACTAAAAAGAATATGTATAACATTGATGATGAAGAGTTATACGGACTTGATACTACAATAGATTGGAAGAACACTGATGACAACTCTTATGATGGGGAAAAATTATTATTATTAGTGCATGATGAAAGTGGTAAATGGATAAAGCCTAACAATATATTAAATAATTGGAATGTTACTAAAACTTGTTTAAGATTAGGTAGTAAGATAATTGGTAAATGTATGATGGGGTCAACATCTAATGCTTTAAGTAAAGGTGGTGATAATTTTAAAAAACTTTTTGAAGACTCTGATATTAATAAAAGAAATGCTAACGGTCAAACCAAAACAGGATTGTATTCTTTATTTATTCCTATGGAGTGGAACATGGAAGGTTTTATAGACCGTTATGGAGCACCTGTTTTTTATAAACCTAAAAGTAAAGTGATAGGTGTAGATGGTGAAGTAATAACTAACGGCGCAATAGATTATTGGAAAGCTGAAGTAGAATCCTTAAAACATGATGCTAGTGTATTAAATGAATTTTATAGACAGTTTCCTAGAACCGAAGCTCATGCTTTTAGAGATGAAAGTAAATCTTCTTTATTTAATTTAACAAAAATATATCAACAAATAGATTATAATGATAGTTTAATCCAACAGCATTTTGTTACTAGGGGTGGGTTTCATTGGAAAGATGGAGTTAAAGATAGTAAAGTAATATGGTCTCCTAATCCTAGAGGTCGGTTTATGGTAAGTTGGACTCCTAATAAAAATTTACAAAATAAAGTTTTAGAAAAACGTGGAAGTAAATATCCGGGCAATGACCATCTAGGAGCTTTTGGTTGTGACTCTTATGATATTTCAGGAACTGTTGGTGGGGGTGGTTCTAATGGTGCTTTACATGGGTTAACAAAATTTAATATGGACGACGCTCCAAGTAACGAGTTTTTTTTAGAATATGTAGCTAGACCACAAACAGCAGAAGTTTTTTTTGAAGAAGTTTTAATGGCTTGTGTGTTTTATGGAATGCCAATACTTGTGGAAAATAATAAACCTAGATTATTGTATCATTTTAAAAATAGAGGTTATAGAAATTTTTGTATGAATAGACCTGATAAGGTTTATAATAAACTATCTAGAACAGAAAAAGAATTAGGGGGTATACCTAACTCTTCAGAAGATGTTAAGCAAGCTCATGCTGCCGCCATAGAATCTTATATTGAAAAACACATAGGTTTAGATTTAGAAGAGGTATACAGAGAAAGTGACTTAATGGGAACAATGCCCTTTAACAGAACGTTAGAAGATTGGGCTAGATTTGATATAAGTAATAGAACTAAATTTGACGCAAGTATAAGTTCAGGACTAGCTATAATGGCTACACAGAAGCACTTATACCTGCCTGAAGAAAAACAATCAAAAATAAGTATTAACTTTGCAAGATATAGCAATAAAGGACACTTGAGTCAATTATTAGATAAATGAAAGATATTAAGATAAACATAAACGCGGCCGCGTTCCCAAATCAATTTGTTTCTGACGCAGAAAAAGCAACCGATGAATATGGGTTACAAATAGGGCAAGCCATACAATACCAATGGTTTAGAAAAGATGGTACTCAATGCCGTTACTATAATCAATGGAGAGAGTTTCAAAGATTAAGATTGTATGCAAGAGGAGAGCAGCCGATAGGAAAATATAAAAACGAATTAGCAATAGATGGAGACTTGTCTTATCTTAATTTAGATTGGACTCCCGTTCCTATTCTTCCTAAGTTTGTAGACATTGTAGTTAATGGAATGTCAGATAGATTATTTAAAGCTAGCGCTTATGCTCAAGATGCTTTATCTCAATCTAAAAGAAGTAAGTATCAAGAAATGATAGAGGGGCAAATGCTTGCTAAACCTGTTTTAGAATTAGTGCAAGAAAAATCAGGAATTAATCCTTTTACTATGGACCCCGGTGAATTACCTGAAGGGGATGAAGAGTTGGCTTTATACATGCAACTTAATTATAAACCTGCTATTGAAATAGCTCAAGAAGAAGCAATCCATACCTTACTTGATGAAAATAAATATTTAGATATAAGAAAGCGTATAGATTATGATTTAACTGTATTAGGAATAGGAATTGCCAAACATGAATTTTTACCCGGAGCAGGAGTAAAAGTAAGTTATGTAGACCCCGCTAATGTAGTTTATAGTTATACCGAAGACCCACATTTTAAAGATTGTTTTTATTGGGGTGAAATAAAAACTCTACCCATGACAGAGTTATTAAAGATTGACCAAAGCTTAACTAATGAAGATTTAGAAGAAATATCTAAGTATAGTCAAAGTTGGTATGATTATTATAACACTGCACAATTTTATGAAAACGATATTTTTTATAGAGACACTTGTACGTTAATGTATTTTAATTACAAGTCTACTAAAAAAATGGTGTATAAGAAAAAAATATACGACAACGGTAATAGTAAAATGATAGAGAAGGATGACCAATTTAATCCGCCTCAAGACATGATGGAGGAAGGAAAGTTTAAAAAGTTTGAAAAAACTATAGACGTATGGTATAACGGAATAATGGTAATGGGAACTAACATTATACTAAAATGGGAATTAGCTGAAAATATGGTAAGGCCTAAGTCAGCTAATCAATACGCTATCCCTAATTATGTAGCGGTAGCTCCTAGAATGTATAAAGGTGTTATTGAATCATTAGTAAGACGTATGATTCCTTTTGCTGATTTAATACAAATTACTCATTTAAAACTTCAACAAGTTATTTCTCGAGTTGTTCCTGATGGAGTTTTTATAGATGCAGATGGATTAAATGAAGTAGATTTAGGTACAGGTAATGCTTACAATCCGGAAGATGCTTTACGTTTGTATTTTCAAACAGGTAGTGTGGTAGGAAGAAGTTACACTCAAGATGGAGATTACAACCAAGGGAAAGCTCCTATTACTCAATTAACTTCAAGTTCAGGAGGAACAAAAACTCAAATGTTAATTGGTAATTATAATCATTATCTTAATATGATTAGAGCGTGCACAGGATTAAATGAAGCAAGAGATGGTTCAACACCTGACCCTAACTCATTAGTAGGTGTTCAAAAGCTTGCAGCTTTAAATTCTAATACAGCAACCCGTCATATACTAGACGGGAGTTTGTTTATTTATCGTAGCATAGCCGAAGGATTATCTTATAGAATTTCAGACATTTTAGAATACGCAGACTTTAAACATGATTTTATAAATAAAATAGGAAAGTATAACGTCTCAATTTTAAATGATATTAAAGATTTATATATATATGACTTTGGAATATTTATTGAGGTTTCTCCTGATGAAGAACAAAAAGCTCAACTTGAAGCAAATATTCAAATGGCTCTTCAAAAACAAAGTATTGATTTAGAAGACGCTATTGATATTAGAGAAATTAAAAATATAAAGCTTGCTAATCAGTTGTTAAAAATGAAAAGAAAACAAAAGCAAGAACGAGAAGAAAAAATGCAAATGCAACAACAAGCTATAACAGCTCAGCAACAATTAAAATCTCAACAGCTAGCATCACAAACTGCTATGCAAAAACTTCAAATGGAAAATCAATCTAAAATGCAATTTCGTCAAGCAGAGATTGCTTTTGAGATAGACAAGATGAAACAAGAGGCTCTTTTAAAACAAGATTTAATGGCGCGTGAGTTTGAGTACAACATGCAATTAAGAGGAATATCTGAAAGTGCTCTTCAAAGTAGGGAAACTCAAAGAGAAGAAGCTAAGAAAGAAAGAATAACTCAACAAAACACACAACAAAGTCAATTAATAAATCAAAGAAAAAACAATCTCCCACCTCAAACTTTTGAATCTAATGAAGATAGTTTAGATGGATTTGATTTTTCTGAATTTTCACCAAGATAATATGGCAAAAAAAAGAACAAATAGAAAAGGAAATAAAATTTGTCCCGAAGGGATAGCGTGGGCTAAAAGAACATTTGATAAATACCCTAGCGCTTACGCAAATCTTGCGGCAAGTAAATATTGTAAAGACCCTAACTATGCTAAAAAATCAAAACGTAAATAACTATGGATAAAAAAAAATTACAACAAATTTCAAGAGAGTTAAAAAAAGCTTCAGCTATGCACAAAAGTCAAGCGGTTAGAATTGACAAAATGTTAAAGTCTTTAAATAAAAAGAAATAATGGCTGAGTTAAAAAAATGGCTAAAAGAAAAATGGGTACGTATTGGAACGGATGGTTCTATATTAGGAGAGTGTGGTACAAGTAAAAATAAAAAGAACCCTGATAGATGTTTGCCTTTAAAGAAAGCTCAAAGTTTAACTAAAGCAGAAAGAGCTAAGACAGCCCGTAAAAAGAAACGAGGTGGAAGTAAAGGAAAGCAGTTTGTTTCTAACACTAAAAAAGCAAAAGTTCGTAGACCATACGTCTAAAACTGTATTATAAAATTGTTTAACTTTGTATAAAAATTTAATTAAATGGAAATAAAAGTAAAAGCTGTAGGTGACTCAGCAGAAAAGTCAACACAACAAAGAGAACAAGAGTTGCTTGATAAGCACGAACAATCTCTTGAACAAAAAGAAACAACTTCTGAAACACCTGTGGTTAAAGAAGTAAAAGAAGAAACTCCTGTTGAGCCCAAAGCTCAAGAGGAAAAAGTAGAAGAAGAAAAGCCTGTACTTGAAAAAGCAGACTTAACTGAAGAAGAAGTTCTTTCACATATTAATAAGCGTTACAATAAAAACATTGACTCGGTAGATGATTTGTTTGCAAGCAGAGAAACTCAAGAAGAGTTACCTGAAGATGTAGCTGCTTATTTAAAGTATAAAAAAGATACAGGGCGAGGAATCGAAGATTACGTTAAATTAAACCAAAACTTTGATGACATGGACCCTGATAATTTGCTTCGAAAGTATTTTAAAGAAACAGAAGAAGGTCTTGATGATGAAGACATTGCTTTTAAAATGGAAGAGTTTGATGGTGATGAAGAGTTAGATGAACCTTCAGATATTAAAAGAAAAAAGATAGCAAAGAAAAAAGTTATTGCTAAAGCTAAGAAGTATTTTACTGAATTAAAAGAAAAATATAACAAACCCCTTGAGTCGAGCGGGAATGAAGTTTCTCAAAGTGATAGTAAAGAATATCAAGAGTATAAGCAATATTTGAAGGATGCTAAAACCTACGAAGAAGAAACTACCAAAAAAAGAAATTGGTTTGATAAAAAAACCAATGAAGTTTTCAGTAGTGAGTTCAAAGGTTTTGAGTTTACATTAGATGATAAACGAGTAATTTTTTCTCCGGGTAACGCTAGTGAACTTAAATCTGCTCAATCAACCCCAATGAACTTTGTTAAAAAGTATTTGGATGAAAGTGGATTAATAAAGGACGCGAAAGGTTACCACAGAGCTTTAGCAATCGCCATGAACCCTGATAGGTTTGCTCAGTTTTTTTATGAACAAGGTAAATCTAATGCAACTGAAGACGTTATGCGTAAGACTAAAAATATAAACATGTCTGAACGTAGAGTGCCTGAAAGTACGCAAAAAGGGGGAATGCAGTTTAAATCTTTATCACAAGCAAGTAGTAGAGGTTTAAAAATTAAAAGTATTAAAAAGAAGTAAAACATTTAAAAAGAAAAAATTATGGCAGGTTCAGTATTAGCGACTCCGGGATTTGATTTACAGCCAAGTGCTCAACAAGTCCCAACGGATACAAACTATATTACTAATTTTGATTTCTTGAATCAGTATCTACCTGATACTTATGAAAAGGAATTTGAAAGATATGGTAATAGAACGATTTCCTCATTCTTAAGAATGGTGGGAGCGGAAATGCCTTCTATGTCAGACCAAATTAAATGGGCTGAGCAAGGAAGGTTACACACAAAGTACACACAAGTAGGAACAGCTCAGGCAGCAGGGGTGGCGCAAGCGCAATTTACTGTTAATGACGCGGCAGTTCCCGCAGGTATCGTAGCACCAAATGCAACAACAGCAACTAACCCATTTGCAGCAAATGCAAGTATAGCTATTAGAAAAGGACAAACTGTAATGATAGTTTGGAATAATGGTTTAGGAAGTAGTAAAGGAATTGTATCATTTGGTCCTAATGACAATTTAGCGTCAATGGGTGCAACAGGCCCAACTAGTTTTCAAGTTGAGTATTACGATGCAGGTGGTCAGGCAGCAGCCGGAACAGCTCCGGGTAATCCTGATTGTACTGTATTTATTTACGGTTCAGAGTTTCAAAAAGGAACAGCAGGCATGGAAGGTTCACTTGAAGCAGACGATTACATATTTGCTAACAACCCTATCATTATAAAAGATAGATATAATGTAAGTGGTTCAGATATGGCTCAAATCGGATGGATTGAAGTAACTACAGAAGATGGTGCGGCAGGTTACCTTTGGTACTTAAAATCAGAGCACGAAACAAGACTTAGATTCGATGATTACTTAGAAACAGCAATGGTGGAAGCTATGCCTGCAAACGTAGGTGGAGCGGGTTCCGGTGCTGCAACAGCAGGTTTCGTTGGTTCTGAAGGTGTTTTCTATGCAGTAGAAAACAGAGGAAATGTTTGGGGTGGTGGAAATCCAACTACTCTAGCAGACTTTGATGCAATGATTGGTAGATTAGATAACCAAGGTGCTATAGAAGAAAACGCGCTTTTCGTTGACAGAAACTTCGGTTTTGACATCGATGATATGTTAGCGGCGCAAAACTCTTATGGTGCAGGTGGTACATCTTATGGTCTTTTCGATAATGATGAAGAGATGGCGTTAAACTTAGGATTCTCAGGATTCCGAAGAGGATACGACTTCTACAAGTCTGATTGGAAATACTTAAATGACCCAACAATGAGAGGTGGATTACCGGCAGGAGCAAACTCAGGACGTATTAACGGACTGCTTGTACCCGCAGGTTCTACATCTGTTTATGACCAAATTCTTGGAAAGAATGCAAAAAGACCTTTCTTACATGTTAGGTATCGTGCTTCAGAAACTGAAGACAGACGATACAAGTCATGGATTACAGGTTCTGCGGGAGGAGCAAGAACTTCTAGCTTAGATGCTATGGAGGTGCACTTCTTGTCAGAAAGAGCTTGTTGCGTAATGGGCGCAAACAACTTCTTCTTATTTCAAGAGTAGTAGTTAGATAAGAAATGGGAGTGTCTTTAAAGACACTCTCTTTTCTTTTTTTATAAATTATATTAAATTAAATTAAAATGAAAAGAACAAAAGAAAAATTTGTAGATAAAACCTACAAACTTACAAGGTCAGCAGCTCCGCTGTCTTTTATTTTACCAACAAGACATACTAAAAGATTTCCTTTATTATACTTTGATGAAGAGACGGGTATTAATAGAGAACTTCGATATGCAAGAAATCAAAAAAGTATTTTTGCAGATGAGCAAGATGGTAATGTAATATTAGAACCTGTAGTATTTGAAGATGGTTTCTTAATGGTAAGAAAAAACAATCAAATGTTACAAAAGTTTTTAGACCATCATCCTTTAAAAGGACTTAAGTTTATAGAAATAGACAACGAAAAAGATGCGGAAGAACACTTAGAGATGATGAACTTAGAAGCTGATGCTTTAATAGAAGCTAAAGATTTAGATATAACTGAAGCTGAAAAAATAATTAAAATTGTTTATGGTAAAGATACTTCTAAAATGACTAGCGCTGAAATAAAAAGAGATATATTAGTTTATGCTAAGAATGACCCTGTAGAATTTTTAGAGTTATTAGACGACCCTATGTTAGATATACAAGGTGTGGTTCAAAGTTTTTTTGACCAAAAATTATTAGTAACTAAAACTAAAGGTGGGGTTTATTTTAACACTAAATCTAATAAAAAAAGAATGTTAGTTGTTCCTCCGGGTGCAGATAGACTACTTATAGTAGGTAACTATTTACAAAGTGATGAAGGTATTGAAGCATTAAAAATGCTAGAGAGTTTACTCGAAAATGATGAAGAATAAATTCGTATCTTTATATCGAGAATAGTCTCACATAATTATTTTATTTTTTTTATTATGCAAAAATATATAAGTATTCCGGTTAAGAACGAACAAAATCAGTTAGTTCTTGTAAATGATATTGCTATTATAGAGCAAGCTTCAACATCTAAAGTAGAAATTCATTATACTTCAGGTAAAAAAGTTGAGGTTGACCACGATACCATGGCTGCTAACAATGAAGAAGTTAGAGATAGAATCCAAGACCACGTTGTAGCGTGCCTTGAACAATCTTGGACTAATGTTACTAATCAAGTGACGTTAAGTGGAATTTCTGATGCAGCAGGTGGAGAGGTAGAGATTACAAGTTTAACATTTGCTTAATCGTAATTTATTTCACAGTTAAAAAAGAGGGCAAAAAAAGTTGCCCTCTTTTTTTTTATTATCTTTGTAACTATGATAAACGAAGTAAGAAATGCGGTACTTGCATTTTTAAATAAAAACAATTATGGTTATATAACACCTCAAGATTTTAACTTGTATGCTAAGCAAGCACAGTTAGACCTTTTTGAGGATTTATTCTTTCAATATAACTACCAAGTAAACAAAGAAAATGCAAGACAATCAGGTACAGGATATGCTGATATTAAAAAAGGTATAGAAGAAGATATTGATATATTTTCTCAAGATGTTGTATTGTTAAATACAGACGGAAATTTATATACAGGGCCAAACATGAGTAATCTTTTTGCTTTACCTAATGATTATTATTTTATAAATAAAGTTTACTATAGACCCTTTTCTTCATACTTACAAACTAACACTTTTATCATAAACTTTCAAGGCCTCCCTCTTACCTTCGGGTTAACAAATAATGACGTCTTAGTTGATAGTTTTGTAAGTGGCAATGTACGTCAAGGAGATTTAGTGGTAAATACCGCCACTAGAGAAACAGCTTTTATAACACGAATAGTTTCTCCTACACAACTTAGTTTAAGTCGAGATATATTTCCTGTAGCAGGAGCCCCTGTTGTACAGTATATGATTATATCTAATTCTTCTTTAATAGAATTAGAAAGAATGAGTCAAAGAAAAATAAATAGTTTATTATCATCTACTCTTACAGCCCCTAGTACAGATTTTCCTGTATACTCTGTAAGTGGAAATAATATAACAGTTTATCCTATATCAATAGTAAATCCTGTAGAAAATTCCCAAATACCTAATCAATATATATGGGCGCAATACATAAGATACCCTAGAGACCCTAATTGGACGTTTGTAAATATTACAGGTGGGGACCCTGTTTTTGACCAATCACAACTTGATTACCAAAATTTTGAATTACCTGAAGATATGTATACAGATTTAGTTTTAAAAATATTACAATACGCAGGAGTTTCTATTAGAGAATTAGATGTAGTTAATTTTTCTACAACTCAAGAAACAATGAATAACCAAACAGAAGCATAGATATGTCAGAGTATAATAAATATATAAGCCAATACACCTATTATGAAAATGATGGAAACGTACCTACTGATGCTAATTGGGGGTCTTATCAATATGTAAGTTTAAAAGATATTGTAAATAACTTTATGTTAATTTATAATGATAATCATTCTTTGGTAAATAATACGGGAAGGTTTAAAGTTTTGTTTCATGCCAAAAGAGCTATACAAGAATTAAACTACGATGCTTTTAAAGAAATAAAAGTATTAGAAATGAAAATAACTGATAGTGTAAGATTTATTTTACCTTCTGATTATGTTAATTGGGTAAGAGTATCTTTATATAAAAATGGATATTTAAGACCACTGACAGAAAATATTCAAGTAGGAAGCGCTTTAGCTTTTTTAAAAGACAACGACGGTAATATTTTGTTTGACGAAAACGGTAAAGCTTTAAGTCCCGAGTATTCTAATTTAGATTTTGATAGAATAAAAGGTTCTAAAAAAAGTATATATCTAAATAAAAATAATCAGTTTAATGGACAAATGGGATACTGTTGTGATGGAGAGTGGTTTTTTGATTATGCAGTAGGAGCTAGATTTGGATTGAATACTGAAACAGCTAATGCTAACCCTACATTTACAATAGATAAAAAGAATGGAGTAATAAATTTTGACTCTACTATGTCAGGAGAACAATGTATTTTAGAATATGTGTCTGATGGAATGGAAGGAGGTAATGACAGTGAAATACAAGTAAATAAATTGTTTGAAGATTATATGTATTCTTATATAAAATATGCTTTAATAAGCAATAGAGTGGGGTCTCAAGAATATATCGTAAACAGAACTAGAAAAGAAAAGTCAGCTTTACTACGTAATGCTAAAATAAGAATAAGTAATATACATCCGGGTAGATTGTTAATGAATTTAAGAGGACGTAATAAATGGATAAAGTAGTATGGCAGAAGGAACAAATATTGCAAAAACTTTTATAAAGGGAAGAATGAATAAAGTCGTGGACGAACGACTTCTTCCTGAGGGTGAGTATGTTGACGCCATGAATCTTAGATTAGGTTCTACTGAAATATCTGAAATAGGCTCAGTAGAAAATACTAAAGGAAACTTTCAATTAACTACTCTGACCTATGTTGATACTAACAATACACCTTTAAGCGCTACGGCGCGTTGTATAGGAGCTTATGAGGATAGCGCAACTAATACTATATATTGGTTTGTTCACGATGGCGCGTTTGTAGAAGGGGGTACTACTAAAATACTTGACTTAATTGTTTCTTTTAATACAGAAACTCAAACTTTAATTTATCACGTTATTAGTGTTAGTCCTAATTTAGCCACACCCACTACTTTAAATTTTAACGAACGTCATCTTATTACAGGGGTTAATTTGGTAAATGATATGTTATTTTTTACCGATGATATAAACCCTCCTAGAAAAATTAATGTAACAAGAAATTATGCTTATCCTGATACTACTACTAACACAGATTTAATTACAGCTGAAGAATTACTTGTAATAAAAAGACCGCCTGCGGAATCTCCTATTATAACAGAAGTGGCCACAGGGGGACAAGAGAATTTTATGGAAGGAAGATTTTTGTGTTTTGCTTACAGGTATTTATATGAAGATGGAGAGTATTCGGCTACTTCTCAATTTACAAGTCCCGCTTTTGTTCCTGACCAATTTCAGTTTAGTCCGGAAAGTTTTTTAAATGACGGTATGTTAAATATAACTAACTCGGTTAATATAGTTGTTGACACCGGGGGGCCTCTTGTGGTAGGATTAGATTTATTGTTTAAGGAAGCAGACAACTCTATTATAAAAGTTATTGAAAAGGTAAATAAAGTAGAAGCCGGATGGCTTGATAATACTACACAAACATGGTATTTCGATAATAGTAAAATATTTACTATTTTACCTGAGTCAGAAATATTAAGATTATATGATAATGTTCCTAAGTTAGCTAAAGCCCAAACTATAATGGGTAATAGATTAGTTTATGGTAATTATACAGAGGGTTACGATTTAATAGATAGACTTGGTGATAAAGTAAGATTAACTTATGAAACAGAACTTGTAAGTTCCGACATTGAATCTTTAGAATTAACCACCTCTACGTCTGCCTATACTTATGTAGTTGATGGTGGTACTTCGATAACTGTAAATAACGCTCTTATAACTATAAATACAGCGGGAGTAGAATTAAAAACAGGCGCGCGAATATCTATAGGTATAGCATTAACTCATGATGCTTTTTCAGGTACTGCGGGTTTAGCAGGATTTCCGACGTCATTTGGTGTAATAAGTGTAGAAACAATATTTACTTTACCAAATGATTATGCAGATGGATTTGCTCTTGCTACTTCTGTTGAATTTGCCGCAGCTATAAGTGCTACAGCAAACAGTTTTCCTATTCCGGGCAACCCATGTACTGCTGCGCAAACCTCTACTTTAACAGATAGGTTTACTTGCGCTACCCCTCCCGAATACACCGGTATTACGCCCGGTGGGGCATTTGTTCCTGCTAACCAATTAACTAGGTACAGTGCGGGTGTAGTATTTGAACAAGAAGGTGTTACTATTTTAGCTAATGCGGCAACCCCTGACCAATTTCAACTTGTGTTTCCGGCTATTAAATATATTGATACTAACACTGTTCCTGCCATACCTTATGTTCCTGTAAACGCTTATCAGTTTGAATATTATAAAGTGGAAAATGCTTTTGCTACTTTTGACCCTTTAGGAATACCTTCAAGTTTACACAGTAATAGAGGATATGAAGTTGGTATAGTTTATATGGATGAATTTAACAGGTCTACAAGCGCTTTAGTAAGTGATTTAAACACCGTTCATATTCCATGCTCTGCTTCAGATACTAAAAACGAAATTAAAGTAACTATCCCTACTTCTCAAAGAGCACCGGGGTGGGCTCATAGATATAAGTTTGTTTTAAAACCCGATGTGTTGGGTTATAATACAATATACGGTAACATTGTTTACACCGCTCTTAATACTAATTTTACTTATCTTTTACTAGAAGGAGAAAACACCCGTAAAGTAAACGAGGGAGATGAGTTAATTCTTAAAAGGGATGTGGATGGACCTATGAATGAATGCGTTGATGTAACAGCCCTTGAGGTAAAAGCTCAACCAAGAAACTTTTTAAGTTTAAATGGTAGTGACCCTAATACAGTAAGTGGGTTAACTCCTGAACCGGGAGTTTACATGAAAATAAACAGCAATAATTTTAGTGCTGTGCCCCCTCCTAATTCTACGGTATTACCACCTTTGTGCTCAGCTACTCAATATAATGGGGAAGAACCTGTATTTTTAAGATGTAACGCATGGTCTTATCCGGACCCTGCTATTCCCGGGAACTTTTTAAATTGGGATTTACCGGCGGGCTCAAGAGTTAAGTTAAAAATAAAATGGAGAAGAACAGCTGTAGGAAAAGGAAATGGACCATGTGAAAGACGTAACGGAACTTTTGAATCTTGGTTTTCAGTAAGTCAAGCTTATGATAATGGATACGAATGGTGGAACGGAGATAATATAGAAGCATCACTAAACGGAGCAAACTTTACACAGGAAATAGGGGGTAATGGAAACTGTCAAATGATTAACACCTATGTGAACACTTTATATACGGGGGGTGATTCTTCTCCTGCTACAGAACTAGGTAACGTTCCTGATAATTGTGAAAATTTTATAAGATGGAGAAAAGAGTTTGGGTTTGCTAACCTTACAACTCCATTATTATTTTTAGTATCCGGCTCATTATCTTGTACTAGCTCTAAACACATTCCTAAAAAAAGAGCAAGACTAGAAGTAAAATGGGAAATATATAGAGCGGTTTCTACCTTAGTGTTTGAAACTAAACCCGAGGATGCTTTACCTGATTTATTTTATGAAGGAGCGGAGTCTTATCCTATAGATGTAACAACAGGATTTCATTTAGGAAACCTTACACGATTCCCAAGTAATCAAAACCAAACCGCTGTTCTACCTGCGGAAATTACATTACAGTTTTTTAATTGTTTTGCTTTTGGAAATGGGGTAGAAAGTTATAAGATTAAAGACTCTATGGTGGGTAAATCATTTTCTTTAGGAAATAGAGCTTATGCCACAGCGGCTCAAGACTACGGTGAGGCAGATAGATTTGCAGATTTAACATACAGTGGTGTAATTAATGATGAAAGTAATGTAAACAAACTTAATGAGTTTAATTTAGGTTTATTAAACTTTAAACCACTTGAAGATTCTTATGGTGAAATTATGAGAATCGTTGGAAGAAAGACCGATATATTAGTTTTACAGGAACATAAAATATCTTATGTATTATCAGATAAAGATTTATTAAGTGATGCCGGAGGGGGAGGAGCTTTAACCTCTACCCCTAAAGTTTTAGGAACACAAATAGCTAGGTTAGAAGAATACGGTATTAGTAGAAATCCTGAAAGCTATGTAGAGTATGGATATGATAAATATTTTACTGATGAAAAAAGAGGGGCTGTACTGCAATTAAAAGGGACGGCTTATTCTAATGAAGAGTTAATTGTAATATCAGAACAAGGAATGCGTTCATGGTTTAGAGATACTTTTGTAAACCCGGCTTATACCATGCACCAAAAACTTGGAGGTTATGACCCGTACATGAACGAATATGTTCTTACTATTAATGATAGAGGATTACCTATTGTGAGCAACTGTCTTGACTGTGGATTACAATTAAGTGTAGACACTGATTTTACTGCTATGATTGCTCAGTGTATTGAGTTAGGAGAAACGGTAGGAGAGGTTACTATAACCTATGCTCCTGTAACAGCTGATGATTTTGTTGTAAGTGTAAGTTGGAATGGAGTAACTCAAACAACAGGAACTACCAATGTAGCGGGAACGTTAACTATTAACAAAACCACTCCTTATCCAACTGAAATGTTTTTGACTGTGACGCCATCGGGCTCCCCTAGTCCGGTAGTAGATGTAACAGTTTCGTGTCCTGTACCTATTAATATAACAGTAGTACAAATATGTTTAACTAACGCAGCAGATGCTGCTCAAACAATTCATAATCAAACAAATTTTGTGGATGGAGGTACAGGTTATATTTCTCCATTAATGCCTATAGATGCTTCTGCTCCGGTAATTTTTGGAGGGGGTAGTTATCCAATAGTTTCACAATATGATACTTATAATGGTGCTCAAGGATTTGGAGGTATTCCTATAAACGGTTCAACAGTTTATATGTATACAAGAAGAATTAATTCAGATAACTTTGTATTTGACCCTGTGCTTGATGATTATTATGCTTTAAGAAGCACTACTTTATATAACAACAACCCTACAGACATAGGTAGTTTATTAGTTGCTATTCAGGCAGCAGGAGCGTCTTCAGGACCTTTTCCTGTAGATAGTAGTGGAGCTCCTAATCAATATTCAGGAAACTTTACTATGCCGGGCCCTATAGCAGGTAGTGGTAGTGGTGAGTATTTATATTTAGTGTATGATTATAGAAATGTAACCTCAAGAATTTTATGCTTTAGTCCGTATACCACAGGTAGTCCTGCGGAAATAGCCGCAGCTTGTTGTGATTGTGAGACTTGTAATTTGCCTGAGTGTACGTCATTTGGAATAGATTGGGTGTCGGGACCTGCGGCAAAAATAAGCTATGTTAATTGTGCCGGAGCAACTGCTAATATTACTTTAAACCCTAACACCGGAGTTAATATTTGTGCGTATCAAGGAACAACTTATTCGATAACCCCTCTTTCAGCAGGAACTACTGAAGTAAGTGTAACTATAACTCAGTGTAATTGTTAAATTAAAAAAATTAAATTATGGCAACTTTTGGAAATTATGAAATAGACGGACCTAATTTAGCTTCAGCTACTACGGTATTTGGGCCTTGTCCTGCACCCCCTACTTTATGTACTACGGTCATAGCTCCTGATGGGTATTATTCTGATGGAACAACTGTAAGATTGCAAATAGGAGGGGTTTTACAAAGTCCTGAAAATTGCCCTACATGTGGTGGTGAATGTGATGGGAATATTTCAGTAGCAAATGGTGGTAAAGGACAATTTCTTGTTTCAGTAAATACAGGTGGTACTACAGGAGCAGTAAGGATAGAGTGGAATGTTTTAAGTGTGCCTGATGGATTTAGAGCTTTATGGAACGGAAACATATACAACAAACAAAGTACGGTAAACTACGGGTACATGAATGACTTGGGTGGGGTAGTAGCTAGTCTTACCGAGCCTTTGTTTACAGGGCTGACAGGTGCGGGTACAGGATGCGCACCACTACCCTGTGCAGCTCCCTGTGCGGCTTTAAACGCTTTACCTGTTTATGAATATCTTGGCGGCTCATGGAATGCAATGGGAACAACCGTAAATATAAACAGTATAAATGCGGCAGAAATAAAAACCCAACCCGGTAATCCGGGAACGGGGGTATTATATATACCTAAAACATCACCCGGACCAAGTAATATAGATATAGAAATGTATGGAGTTTGTGATAGTACAGCTTTTAATGTAACAGTATTCTGTGTAGCTGCATTAACAGGAGTCGATACTTCAGTTGTGGATGCAACCCAAGTAGGCGCATGTGGGTTAGCTATAACTACTACTTTATATACAGGTCCGGTAACAGGAACGCCGGGAGTTCCGGGATTGCACGATTGGGTATTTACAAATCCTGACTCAGGAGTAGCAGGAGCAAACACTTATGCCGCAGCAGGGTATTATAAATATAATGACGGAGTAGATAAGTGGTTTAGAGTATCATCAAATGGGGTAATAGATTTATTAGGAACTTGTTAAAAATATAAATTATGTCTTTTTTTACATTATCATATAGTTATACCACTCAAGGGTGGCCTTCATTTTATAGTTACGAACCGGACTATATGGTAGGAATGAATAATTATTTTTATAGTTTTAGTGGAGGAAATTTATGGAGACATAATAGTAATAGTGTTCAAAGAAATAGTTTTTATGGCTCAACTTTTGGTGGAATACCCGCATCTGTTCCTTCTTCTATTAGAGCAGTATTTAATCAATCTCCTCTTGAAAATAAAATATTTAAAACCTTAAATTTAGAATCTGACCAAGCGTGGTCGGCTACAGCTTTTACAGACATAAACCCTGCCGGCGCTAGTATAACTATAGACGCAAATTGGTTTGAACAAAAAGAAGGTGCGTTTTTTGCAAATTTAAGATTTACCAATGTTGCAGCTCCTGACCCCTTTACTCCTGCATATCCATTACGTAATCATAATGGTATAGGGGCAACCGACATCACAATTACAGGACCTGTAGGTGCTTCAGTAGTAGAGTTCCCTGTAGGGGTGGATATAGATTCTATTTTAAGTATAGGAGATAATTTTTATTTTGCTCTTAACCCTGTTGCTCCTAACGTTGGAGTAAATACTTTAACGTTAATGGGTACAGTAATATTAATTAACAGAAACCTAAGACAAGTAACGGTGGATGCTACGGCAGGTACAGTTCCTGTTTTAGGTCCGGGTGTAGCAAACGCATTTTTTGCATATATAAAAAATCAAGTAGCAGAATCTTATGGAGCTTTAGGTCATTATTTAGTTTTTACACTTCAAAATAGTTCCCCTACAGCTACTGAATTATTTGCTGTAGAATCGGAGGTTATGAAAAGTAATCCTTAAAATTTAGTATCTTTGTGTACTAATGATATTTAATTTAAGACCATTAAAATACGAGGATTATAATGAAACTCTAGTAAAGTGGTGGAAAGATTGGGATTGGGCTCCGCCTCCAAGAGATTTTTTACCTGAAGATGGAAAGGGTGGAATAATGATTTTAGACAAAGAAACTCCTGTGTGCGCAGGATATATTTATAATACTAATTCTAAAGTAGCGTGGGTAGATTGGGTTATTTCTAACAAAGAATATACTCATAAAAAAAACAGAAAGCAAGCTTTAAAATTATTAATAGATACATTAAACAACATGTGTAAAGACATAGGAAAAGAATATTGTTATGCTTTATTAAAACATGAAGGTTTAATAAAAATGTATGAAGAGTTAGGTTATAAAAAGGGAGATTCGTACACAGTAGAGATGATAAAAAAAATATAATATGGCAGCAGCAACAACATTAACAGCAATAAGTATAGGGATGGGGGTAGCTCAATCAGGAGCTTCTTTTATTCAGGCAGCAAAACAAAAAAAACTTCAACAAAAAGCACAAGCCGAAGCTAAAAAAGCAATGGCTGCCGCTAGACAAAAAATAGACGTTAACTATATGGAGGGTTTATCTATTGATATGACTCCATACGAAAGAGAAAGAGAAGCTCTGTTGTCGGCGGGAGCGCAAGCTACAGAAGCAGCACAGGAAGGAGAAGAAAGAGGAGCCGGTGCAGTAGCGGGTAAACTTATGGCGGCTCAACAACAACAACAAGCTGACGTGTCTACTAGACAAAGTAAACAACTACAAGATTTAGCTAAACTAACCGCTCAAGAAGATGCAAATATTGCAAGTCAATTATCAAGTCTAGATTTAGCTGAAGCTCAGGGCGCTCAACAAGCGGCCGCTGACGCAGAAGCAAGACGAGCGGCAGCAATACAACAAGGTTTTCAAGGATTAACAAGCGCAGTTGGAACAGCTGTAGAAGCCGCACCTTTATATGGAAAGTTAAAAAAAGACCCTACAACAGGAGTACAATTATATGAAGATAGAAGAGGGGGCGCAGAAGGATGGAGACAAAAACTATTTGGACAAAAGAAAAGAAGAACTCCATTTTCAGCAGAAGAATTAGCTGCATTTTATGGAAGTGCAGGGGTAAATCAGTAATAAAAATTAACTATGACATTTTATAAATACGTAAAACGAGAAGCAGGTAGTCAAGTAAATTGGGCGGAGATAAGCAAGAACATGTCAGACATGCTTATTGAGCAAAGAAATTTGCGTGAAAAAAAGAAAGCAGATATAGATGCGGCTACAAGAGAATTTCAAACTGTTTTAGACAACGCACCTGAAAGTGAACACAAAGGAATGGCAGAGTTTACTTTAGATTTTACTGACAATATTCAGAAAGCGTATTTAATGCAAGATAAATTATTAAAGTCAGGGGGTTTAAGCCTAAGAGATTATACAGTTCAAAGACAAAATATGGTAGAAGGGGTAAATAATACCTTTAATATTCTTAAAAGTTGGAACGAAGACTTTATGGTAGCTAAAGAAAAAATGGATGCAGACCAACTCTCTGCATTTTCTACAGAAATGATGGAAAGAGTAGAGTCTTTTGGTAATATTAAAAACAGTAAAATATTTATTAACCCTACTAACTTTAAACTTACTCTTGCAAAGACTTATATTGATGATGACGGGGTAGAAAGAATGAGTGAAAACGCTAACGACCACACCACCATTGATAGTTTAAAAGTTAGAATGACTCAGCTTATAGATAAGTTTGATGTAGATTTAGCTCTCGCCGAAGATGTATCTTATCTTGCAGACGTATATCAAGAAGCTATAAATAATAAAACAATAAAAACTATTGATGATTTAAGAAGAAACCCTGAATATTCAAACGCAGTAAACGACATGATACAAAGTGTTTTAACAAGTGGTATGGATGCGGGAAGTATTTTAGCGGACAATGGGGTAGAAAGACGTATTTATGAAAGAGATGAAAATGGGGACCTTGTTTTAGATAGTAATAATAACCCTATAGTAATAGGCACAGAAAAAATAGATTGGCAATTTACTCAAGACCCTGACGAAGCTGCTAGTGATGTAAGGTTTATATTAGTAAAAGAAAATGATGACGGTAGCTTAGTTCCTCAATTAACAGAAGAACAAGAAGAGATAGCGGCAGATTGGTTAAACACCAAAATAGAAGTAATGGTTCAAAAGAAAGAAGAGGCTGCGCAAAAGTTTGCCCCCAAAAGCAATAACACTAATCCAACAGGAAACAGAACAGTTAAGGAAAAGAAAAATTTAAACATATCTAGAATACTTAACGCTCAAAATATTATAGGGGGAACTGAAGAGGAGTTTGAGTCAGCTATTACCCCTATTGTTAATAGATATGATGGAAATAAAGGAGATATTACCAACATCGATAGAGTATTTGAGAATGGTCAACTTGTTTCTGTAGTGATAGAGTACAATAAAGATGGACAACTACAGACTACTACGATTGATTATTACAATGATGATAACACCCCTAGGTCAGCAAATGATATTATAAAAGAATTTTATGAAGAGGTAAATACTAAAGGTACAAGTTTTGAGGGAAGTTTAAATGATTACAATAAAGACTTACTAACGTTTGATGAGTTTGACCCAAGCCAACAATCGTGGGAAAGAGGGGATACTGAGTATGAAGATTATGATATATCACTAGACATGCAAAGTAATAGCGGGGAAACTTATGAGGAGTTATTTGCAGCTCTTCCTACAGGTAAAGATAATTTTATTGATGCCGCTAATCTTATTAATAAAACTATAGACCAATTACGTGGAGCGGGAATTTCAGGAGGAACTTATACCCCTACTGTAGAGGAAGCTAATAAAATAAAAAATGAACTTGGTTATACCGGTGGTACAATAACTGAAAAAAATAAAGGTGATTGGGTAGGTAAAGGTTATATAGACGTGCGAAAAGGCACAAATATACTAGTCTTTAAAGTAAACGGAAAAACACATGCGCTAGAGTTTGATGACGATGGAGCAAGTTTATGGCAACAGTTGTATGAAGTATTAAACCAAAGAGAATTAGATTAAACAATGGAAGAGTTACACGAATTATTAATAAAAGAAAATTACTTTAGTAAAGAGCTTGAGGAGTTAGATAAAAAACTTAATGATGTTAAGTATCAAGAAAAAGTCTTCAACGTTCTCAAACGAGATAAGAAATTCAAAGGTTCATTTGAGGAGTTTAAAGAACGCTTCCTAAAAAAAAAAACTCAAGGCGGTGGTTTAGATTTGGCCAAACAAACTATCCTAAAAAAATTAGAAGAAAAAAAGTCGGAGGGGAATATGGAATCCGACTCGGAAGATTCTTCATTGGAATCACCATTCAATAATAAAATAGAAGCAAGTAGAAAAGAAACTATTCCCGGTGAGTTGGAGATTAAGTCTATAGAAGAAATACAAGAAGTCGCCCCTTTTCAACCCACTATTAATGAGCAATTTAAAATTGCAGTAGGAGAAACCATTCCCGACAACATGCCCGTAGAAGAAGTTGATGAAGCTATTGCTATGGGTAATCAAAAGCGTTTTAATAATTCCTTAAAACTTCTTAACCCTCAGCTAATAAATAAAGCAGAAGAAAATGCTGTTCCTTATTTAAACTCTATGTTTGAAGAATATGGATATGATTTTGAGCAAGCTACTATTTTTGCCGACGCCATGAAAGTTTACGCACCTGAAGATGAGAATGGTAACCGTGAAATGATACGTATAGACTTACAACCTTTTGGGGGCCTTGAGGCTAGAGAAAGAGAGTTGCAAAAGTTACAAACCTTTATGGATAAAACCGCGACCGCGGACGTAAAAAGAAATAGAAATATTAGTGAAAAAACTATATTAGAAAATAGAGAAAAAGAATTTAGTAGAGGTAAATTAAAGTTTAGCCAAGAATTAGGAGAGTTTGAAAGAGAAGTTAATGAACTAGAAGATGAGCTTTTTAAAATTTCTAGGATGAGCGCCGCAGATAAAGTTAGAAACAGAGAAAAGATTGAGGCTTTAAATTTAAAAAAAGAAGAACTCCTTCAGCGAGAACAAAAATTTAAAGACCAAGAAAAAGAATTAGGAGAGGAAGCTGATGAGTTAACCAAACAAAGAAGAAGAGTAACGGGAGAAGAAAACACAGGGGTAGAAAATTTATTTGGCAAATGGTTCTTAACAGATTTCTTAGGAGATATGCAGAGAGCATGGGTCAAAGGTCAAGCAAGGGGAGCTAGTGTAGATGAGGCTTTAGCTCTAATGAATTTAGGAGGAAAGCCCCCTACTGATGAAGAACTTCAAGACTTCATGATAGCTAACGAAAGAATGAAACAGTACGGGGAGTCTGATGAAATGATTGCCTTTAATGAAGCTTACGAAAAATATGGTGGTGGTATTGGAGGTTTTGTCATGGGGTTTTTAAACGCACCTACTGTACTACCCGAAGTATTTACAAGTAGTGTAGGAGCTATGTTAACTGAAGCTCCTGTGATTGCCGGTCTAAGTACATTTGCTACTACAGTGGCAACTACTACCGCAGCGGGAGCAGTAACGGGTTCTGCCGCCGCGGGTGTTGGTGCAGTACCGGGTGCTATCGGAGGTTTTTTGGGGGGACTTGCTATAGGAGCACGGCTAGGAATTGGAGCGCTTGGAACTACTTTAGAAAGTGGTGCAACTTATGCAGAACTACTTAATGCTGAACTTGGGGATGATGCCAATGATATGAATAAACTTAAAGAACTGTTAGATGATGAAGAAAGGATGAACAGTTTTAGAAATAAGGCGATAGCAAGAGGGTTGGCTATAGGTACTATAGACGCTATAACTTTTGGTATGGCGAGTTTGGCTACTAAAAGTACCGCCAAACTAGCCGGTAGTAAATTGTTAGCTGCCACCGCGGGTACGGGAGTAGAATCATTAGGGGGAGCCTTAGGTGAGATGACCGGTATGATAGCGGCAGGACAAAAACTAGATGCTAAAGAAATTCTTTTTGAGGGTACGGCCGGATTGTCTACCGCGCCTTTATCTGTAGGGATAGGCTTGTATCAAGCGCCAACTTATAAACTAAACGGTGGAGAGGTGTCGGGTAGAGAAATGGCTAAGTTTCTAAGAACGGCTACTGACAAACAAATAGCTGAAGCTAATATTACTATTAAAAATGATAAAACTTTATTAGGGGTTGCTAAAGAAAAGCGAACCAATGCTATTGACAGATATTATATTGAGAAAGATATAGACCCGGAGATTAAAGGTGAGGCTAGAGAAAGGTTAATTGAACTTGAGTTAGAAAGAACTAAGCTAGTAAATAATGAAACTCAAAGCGGGAAAAACAAACTTAAAAAAATTGAAAAAGAAATAAATGAAATATCTGAGGGTAAATATAAACCAAAGGAAAAAACAGATATTGAAACTTTCTTTGAAGAAAAAGATAAAGCAGGAGGAGAAGATTCCGCTATAGGAACTATAACGGATATAGTAGAAGAGGGAAAAGGAAAAGGAAAAAAAGCAGAAGACGTTAAGCCGCAAACATTTACCCCGATTACTGAATCAGTATCTATAGAAGAGTCCCCGTTATCTGATAATCAAAAGCAAGAAATATTAGACGAAACAGGAAGTATAGATGAAAATGATAATGTTGTTATTGAAAGTGTAGACGAATCAGGTAAGGCGATAGTAAGAGTAGAAAGAACTAATAACGCCACAGGTCAAGTTACTACCACACAGATAAACGTTAACTTAACCCCTGAGCAACAAGTGCAAGAAGACGTTCAAGTAGATACGGAGACTACTGACGAAACCACACCTAGTAAAGGAAGAGATACAGTAAAAGAAACAGAAGGGGTATTAGAGATTACTAATGACAACTACAGTGGAGGAAAGGTTACTATAAAAGGAACTCAAGTAGGGGATGGGGTGTATTTAACTACAGACCCTGATGTTAAAGGAGCTGTAGAAAAAAACCCTGTGTCGGCTAAAATAAAAGAAACTGTAATAAATAATGCTATTAAAGTAGCAAAGGCTATTAAAAAAATTGCACCCGGTGTTAATATTATTTTAGCGCAAAATAAAGCCGAGTTTCAAAAAGCAAGTGGGAGAGTTAGAAATATTTTAGGAACTTATAATAGCGTTACAAATGATATTTATATAAACTTAGATGCAGCTACTCCGGGGACCGTTGCTCATGAAGCCTTCCATGCTATGTTAAGAAATGGGGTTATAAAAATTAATTCTATTTCTCAATCGTTAAAACCCACAGTAGAAGCTATTAAAAAAATATTAAACGCGGACGCTAAGGCATCTAAAAACCCTGATAAATATAAATCTTTATTAGATAAGATAGATAAGTACCTTACCTACTATGAAAAAAATTCTCAAAACGAAGAGTTTGTTGCAGAAATAATTACCGAATTTTCCAAAGACTTTAATACTTTACCTGTCCCCGCACAGAATCAGATAGTTGAATTTATTAAAAAGGTATTTCAAAAGTTAGGTTTAGGTAAAGCTTTGCCGTTAGAAAGTTTAACTTCAAATGAAAAGCAAATAGGTGAATCTTTAAATGCTATTATTACTTCTTTAACAGAAGGAAAAACGGTCGAGCAAAGTGATGTGGATGCCATTGTTACACCTACTCCGGAAACGAAAGATAAAAAAACAACTACCACAGAAACAGATAAAACTCAACTCGATATGTTTGAGGAGTCTGCTCCTGAAACTACTAAACCTAAAGAACCTAAAGTAGAAACACCTACTCCTAAAAAGAAATCAATTAATAAAGTTTTAGGAATGGTAAGAATGAGCGGAAGAAAGTTTATAGATAAAAACGCAACATCTAAAGCTGCTCTAGAAAAGTTAATAGAAGGAACGGGGTATAAAGTATTTGTTGCACGAAATGGTAATTATTATTTAAGAAACAAAAACACAGGAAAAATATATACCCAAGGACAAAAGGAAACAGGTATTGATAAAACCGCTCCCTCTAAAAAAGAAATGACTCCTCAAGAAAGAGAGTCTAAAATAAAACAATACATCAAAGACGCTAGGGATAACAACTTTACTGACAAAGAAATTAGTGAGTACTTAACTAAAGTGCAAAAGTTTTCCAAAAAAGAAGTTGATGCTATTATAAAAAAAGGAGAGAAGGCCTTAATACCGGATTCTTTTACTAACCTTAAGAAAGATAAGAACTCAGCTAAAGGAATAAGGTTATATAAAAAAGTATCTAGGTATGCTATGAGTCTAATGCAAAGAAATAAATCTAGAAAAAAACCTTTGACTCAAGCTCAAATGATGGATAGGGTAATTAAATTTTTAGAACAACAACCTGAATACAAATCAGAAGCTGATGTTTATACGGACTCGCGTAAAGGAAAAAAACGTAGAGGTTTATCAGAGCAGCAAGCAAAAATGCAAACAGAGATTCAATCAATATTAGGTCAACAACCCACTGTAGATATGAGAGCGCAGTTGTCTCGAACAAGAAGTATGTTAACCAACTTTGCTAGAGGTAGAAAAACTTTAAGTGAGGTGAAAACTCAGTTGCGTAATTTTATGAGACAGACTTTACCTAAGGATGTGTATACTAAACCTGAGGTAATGAAGTTAATAAGAAAAATTGATATAGTTACCAAAGCTACTCTTCCGGGAATCATGGAGGAAGTAGTGCAGTTTGCTGCAAAGAAAACAGTACAATCTCTTCAGACAGAAGTGCGTAATAAAATAAACGGTAAGTATTCTGTTATACAAGGTGGTAAAAAGAAATCTTACAATGTAGACGTAGAGGCTCAAGAGCAACTTGAAAAAATAAAAAATAGTACATTAAAAGAGAACGCTACCCCTGAAGAAATTGGGGCAGCTAACCAAAAATTAATGGAAGAGTACGATAAACTTGCTCAAAAAGAAACCTTAACTGAGTCCGACATGAACTCTATGGTGGCTTTAGAAGTGGCTATGGAGCTAAATAACATAGGTTTAATGGAGAATACCAACCCCAATAAGGCGCAGTCCCTTCTTAATGTAAATAGTCAATTAGACGAGCTTATTTTTGGTGGTAAAGAAAGGTTACGAGAAGAGCTTCAAGCAAAGCATGAAGAGTATAAAAGAAATACAGAGATAGCTTATAAAGAAATAACAGGAGAAGATGTTGATTTAAACACCGAAGAAGGAAGGGCTAAATTAAAAAAAGCAGTCAGTAAAGCTGACGCTAAGAGACAAGCAGACGCAGCAAAACCTAGGATTGTGCGTGTAGTAAAAGGTCTCTTAAACTCAGTTGGTAATTTCTTTGCAAGAGGGATGGACGTTTCTACTTTAATGAATCAAATCTCTGTGACTCCGGGGGAAATGTTTGGGGGAAAATTACAAGAACTTGTAACGGATAAAATAGATGATGCAACAAGAGATTTTAAAGCAAGAAAAATGATTAATCAAGAAATCATTAGAGAAAAACTAAAAGAATTATTTGGGCCAAGTTGGAAAAAGAAAGCGAGAAAAATGAAGAATGTATTTAGTAGTGAAATATATTTAGATGCAGAGGCTGTTAAAAAAGCAAGAGATGAATACAATAAAAATAAAAACTCCGAAACTAAAAAGAAACTAAAGCAAGTTATAGAAGATAATAGTATTCCTGATGTAACTAGCACTACTCAAAATAAATTATATTATTTATATAATCAATTTAAAGACCCGGCTAACCACCCCGCTTTTGAAAACATGTGGGGACCCGACTATAAAAGAATAGCAGGAGAAATTGAAGCCGCTCTAGATACTGAAACAAAACAGTTTGCAGATTGGCAAGTAAATGAATTTTTTCCATCTCTATATGATTATTATAATAAAAAATACAAAGAAATATATAGAACTAATTTACCTTGGAACGAAAATTATGCAGGAAGAATATACAGAGATGGGGTAGAATACCAACCTTTAGATTTACTAGGAACAGACAATGTTATTCAAACCTCTGTAGGAGCAGCATCTCAAAAAGTAAGAGTAAAAACTAATGCTAAAATTGCAGGTATGGACGGGACAGACGTATTGTTAACTTACCTAAATGATATGGAGTGGTTTTCAGCGATGGCGTCTCCATTAAAAGATGTAGACAAAATGTTACTCAATCCGGAAATAAGTAAACTTATTAAGTCTATTCACGGAGATACCGTTTTTAGTTTAATTAAAAATCAAATTGAAAAACTAGCCTCTAAAGGAATACGAAGTGGTATAGGAGCTCAAACTGTAAACTTATTTACCGACGCTTTTATAGTATCTAAACTTGGGTTAAACCCTAATGTTATGTTGAAGCAGTTAACTTCTTTCATAACTTATGCTAATGACATAGGGCCGGTGCAATGGATTAAGTACGCGCCTAAAACTAAATCTGAAGTACTGCAAGCGTGGAATGAAATAAGAGAAAATTCTGTTTACTTAAAAGACAGAAAATATAATTCTATTACTAAAACTATAGAAAGTTATAGTGAAACGGGAATGGAATCAATCGTTCCTGTTTCGGCTAAAGATTGGATGGTAAACTTTTTAATGTATACAACTAAGTTTGGGGATAGAGCGGCAATTTATTTAGGGGGTATGTCTAATTATAGATACTACAAAGCGGAGTTTAAAAGGAAAAACCCTAACGCTACGGAACAACAAGCTATTGATTATGCTGTTAGAAAATTTGAAAGAGACACTAAACGTACACAGCAATCTAGCGACCTTCAAGATAAAGATTACTTTCAAACAGCCAATCCTATTGTAAGACCTTTTAATATGTTTTTAACCACACCTAAGCAGTACTTAAGAAAGGAGATGCAGGCTATAACAAATATGTATAGAAAAATATTATCAGGAGGAAAGAAAGGAAAGGGAACATGGACGCAAAACCTTCGTACTTTCGCGTTATACCATGCCGTCATGCCTGTGTTTTTTCAATACGTGGCTTTAGGTTTACCGGGTTTATTAAGAGAAAAAAGAGAAGAGGATGATGAAGATTTAATAAGAGCAGCGATTATCGGAAACCTTAACGGTTTATTTATAGCGGGCGAGCTTATTCAATCTCTAGGTAATTACGTCCTAGGTAAACCGTGGGCGGAAGACGTAGGAAGAACTATACCAATTTATGATAAGGTTGAAGAGTTAATTAAAACTAAAAACAAAATTGATTTAATTAAAGGTTATAAAGATTACGGAAAGGCTAATAAAAAAGGAAGAGAGTATCAAGAACGTATTGATAAATTAACTAAAGATTTTTATTTAGACCTAGTAGAATTTTCAGGACTTCCTGCCAATCAAGTGTCTAGATTTTTTGAAAACTATTCCGAGGTTTTAGAAGGTGGTCTACCTCCTAATGAGGTTATATTAAAATTATTTAACTATAGTGAGTATGTCATAAAGGGGCCTAAGAAAAAAGAAGAAAAGAAAAAAGATATTAAACTTACTAAAGAAGAGCTAAGAAGATATAGACCTCAGGAATATTATAGACAACAGCAAGAAGAAAGACGTAAGAAAAACTCACCTCAAAACAGAGAGGATGAAAGAAGAAAAGAAGTTGAAAAAAGAAGAAGAGAAGAACAATTAAGAAGAATATATAATAGATAAATTATGCCATTTAAAAGTAAAGCACAAAGACGATGGATGTATAAAACTTACCCGGAAATGGCTAAGCGATGGGAACGCGAGTCACCCCGACCAAGCAGGTTACCTGACCGTGTACGGCCTAAAAAAAGAAAACGTAAGTAAAACAAGGCTCATAGATGCGTTCTAACGCACTATCTCTACCATGGTAATAGTATTATACCCCCTAATATCGTAAATATTTGAAAGCTTTTTGTTTGTCAAAATAGACCATAAGCTCTTCGTCATTAGCTGAACCGGGACGAGGTTTCCTTCCACCCCACCTAACCTCTCCCTGTATTTCTTTCACTCTAGCATATACAATACCATCTTCACAGGCCCATATAATTACAGGGTTCAACCTTTTATCTGCAAGCTTTACTACTTTTCTAGCAGCCACGCATAAAGGAAAAGCATCTTCAATATTTTTTAATCTACCTTTTACCTCCACGTAAGCTACGAGTTTATTGTTTTTATAAACCCTGTAGTCTACATCATTCGGTCCTAGTTTTTTAAAAGTACCGTTGAATAGATTTACAAACTTTGATATAGCTTTTGTTTCTCTATCTAAATCTTTATTCGTCTCGAATCTCATCTTCTATTTTGGTATAGATAATAATAGTTTCCACATTACATAAAGGGTTAGCGCAAGTATAATTACTAACAATTCCTTCACCCTCTAAACCGTAGTCTTCATAAGAGTGGTCACCTCCCCATATCAATTCTTTATTACAATTATTACAAATCATAATTCCATTAAACAATTTATGGCTGTATGACCACCGAGAACTACCCCGCAACCTACTGCCTGTTTTTTAAAATGCTTTGCGTAGGCAGCGGCATACGACCCCCCATCGATGCCGCATCCTACTTGCATACCAAACACACGGAAGTTTCTACCGACTAGCCACTCCGTGTAACATTGGGTATGTATATGCCCCTGTACCGTGGACATCATATCGTTTTTTGCTTTTGTTCTCGCGGTCCCCCCTTCTCCATGAACGAACTGAACACCGTCATATACTATTCTTTCAGTCCAATTCCAATTAACTCCCAACACCTCGTTATAACTTTTTATCCATTGTTGAGGTACATCGGAATCTATTGCCTTCCTCATTATGATGCGGTCATGATTCCCGATGAGAACATCAGCTACCGGAAAGGCTTTGTACCACTCTTGAACTATTGCGATTGCATGCTCAAGCTCCTGACCCCCGCCCATCCCGTTCGGGTCGGTCTGATGGAAAGAACTGTAGTGGTTATCCAAAATGTCCCCTATGAAAATTACCTGATTACAATTATGTTTTGCATAAGTTTCCTGACAAAACTCTAGGTAACCGTCTAATACAAATGGAGCATGAATATCCCCAATTACTAGGATTCTTCTTTCGTCTTTTGTAAAATACTCGAAGGCTTTCTTTTTATTTCCTTTAAGTCTTGGTCTAAAGTCTGAATTAAATTTCATCTTCTAATGATTCTTGAACGTCTTTAAGACGGTTGATTAAATTTTTTACTTCTATTTTAGCGGCATCATATTCCTTGTCTATAAATTTTTCATAGACCTCCATAGTTGCCTCTTGAACTTCATTGATTAAATGGTTTATATGAGTTAATCTATTCTGCTCAACTGCGGATATTTTTGTCATTTTATTCGTTTAACATTTCTACTTTACTAATTAGTATAACATCACCTGTTATAATTTTACCCGCTAAGTTTGATGCTATTTGATTAAATGGTAAATCACGAAGACGACCTTCTTCATTGACTATTAAAGTATCTCCGTTCTTTAAAGGTACATATTCTATATACCCGTCAACTAATTGTTGTCGTTGTTCTAAACCTCCGTTTAGTTTTACTTTACTTTTTTTGTTTGGAAGTGCTGTTATTAAGTGAGCCATAATTTTTTTTTAATTTAATATGATTTTTTTCTATTACACAATCTAAATATTCATCGCAAGATATAGCTTGTATGTCCAAGTAAACCGGTATCTCATCGTGTTGTTTTAAATACTCTAGCGTAAAAAAGAAAGGTTCTTTTAGGTTGTTTTTTTCACTTACCTTCACCACACCACAAACTTGTTGAGTCCACCCATCTAATGATGGTAACCCAATCGTTATATCTTCTAACTGATTTATAATTTCATTCACTGCCTGATGAGGACAGGTAGCCAACTCGGATACAAACCAATCATCAAAGTCATACCGACTTCTAACCTCTATATACTTCTGTTCTAACGCCATGTTTTTTTAATTCTTCTAATCTATACTCTTGTAACTTTGAGGTTTTTCCTTTCGGAGTTTTCACCTCTACGAACAACACATCAGAGTCAGGTGGTATCGCAATTAAGTCCGGTATTCCATTTTTGTTTGTCTTAATTAATTTAACCACATAATAACCGATAGACTCTAATTCTTTTATTCTTTTAGATTGAATTTGTTGTTCTGTCATTTTTACAAAGTTAATAAATCTCTTTTAAAGTGCTTGACGGTATAATCTTTCTTCTTCACTACCGCCTTATATATCTTATATTCTATTCCCTTTTCTGCAAAGACCCAATACACTTTGTTATTGGTTCTGTTTTTCGTTGTCATTCTATCTCTTGATTGCCAATAACTTGTAGCGCTAAAGTCTATATTAAAGTACACTAAACAGTCTGCCTGCTTAAGAGATATTCCCTCTCTTCCACTTAGTATTTGGAGGGCTATATTTTTGTCAGTGTCTTTAAAGACACTCAGTTCGGTGGTAAGCTTTTCTCCAAAAACTTCCTTTAGAATATTTAATTCTTCCTTAAATTTATAAAATATTCCAATTTTTTTTCCGTCAAAATATTTTTTTATAAACACCCCTTTGTTAGTATCAAGCATCATTGAGTTCCCACTTTCAAACTTTACACTGCCTGAATATATCTGATGGAGTTTCATCATTAGCTTTACCGGAGTGTCCGCTAGTATCACTTCTTCTTCACCTTGCACAACTAAATCTTTTTTTAATTTACTAGCAAGTTTGTATGTACTTTCTTGCATTGGGACGCTTAAAATCTTTTCATTTATAACCGTCTTGAACCCCGCTTGCTTTTGTGAAAAGGTAAGGGTGTAGGGTTTTAATTCATCTAATATACTTTCCTGACCTCTACTATAGTCTCTGATATGTATACCGTTTATTTTTTTCTCTACCACCCTCACATGTTTATCTGCAAATCTGTAGAAGTTTTTATAAGACCTAAAAGGATTGCTTTGTATTCCATATACCTGATGATACAACTGACTGTAAGATTCAGGAGTAGGTGTTCCTGATAATAAAATCACATAAGGATTGTGTTCTTGAATTAAATTCTTCACACTCTTTGCTCTACCGTTTGGTTTAGGAAACGCTCCTAAACTATGAGACTCATCACAAATAACCATATCCCATTTTAAACTTGGTGCTTTGTGTAAGGACTCATAGTTGATTACAATTAATTTGAATTTAGGAGCTAAGTCTTGGTAATCTTTTTCAATAGAACCTATTGCTTTCTTTTTGGTTATGAATAAAACATTTTTTAAAAACAAAGCTTGAGCTATACCTAAGCTAGTAAAAGTCTTTCCCGTCCTCACCTCCATAGCTAGATAAACAAACCTATGCTTTAGTAAGATTGAAAGACTCTTGTCAATTATTTCTTTTTGATAATCTCTAAACTTTATCATAATTATCTATAAACTTTTTAAGCTTTATACATTTATCATACTCTTCTTCCCTTTCAAAATACTCAAGTAATACTTCTAAAGTTTCTCTCTCTACTTCATCAGACGGGTGATGAATAAAGTAACCTTTGTTAGACTCTATTATTATAGAAGGCTCAACACCTTCTATAATAACTTTGTATGAATTAAGCATAGCTTGATATATCTGTTCTTCCATTTTAAAATTCTAGCACCCTTTCATGTAAAGGTTGCTTTGGTTTTTGTTTTATTATTATCCACCTACCGTTTGAATCTCTACCCTCTTGTGGTTGTACTCCTTCTTTAAACAAAGCATAAGATACTAACCACTTATAAAATCTAGTTCGTGATATTGTTAGCTTTGATTTAGGAGCATAGTCAGGATACTCTGAAACAAAATCTATATACAAGTCGTGCTTGTATAATCTTTCTTCTACTTTTAATGTAGTGTTCACTGAGTTTGAATCTAATAACCCGCACCACTCTATGAAGTCATGAGAAGTGGCAGCCGATAACTGTCTGATTTCTAAGTTTACGAACCTACTTTTCTGCAACCCGTTTGCTAAATAATTTTGTAAACAACTAATCATGTAGTTATCAAACTGACACCATTCCTCATCATTCCACTCTCCAAACATTAACTTTTTAAAATCATCTAAAGGAGTGTGGTTTTTATTATAGTGTTGATGTAATTCTAATTCCCACTTTCTTCTAGCAAATGAATTACCCGCTCCCTTTATAGCATAGTTAGTTGTAATAGCTATCTTTGGAGACTTACTAAACGGTATTTTAATTGCATCTTTATTTTTCTTTTCCAATGTTAATCCTTCTGTCACTACACTAAACAATCTTTCAAAATCAAAGTATTTTCTTACATCATCAAATACTAATATCTGTGTGTCTGCTGACACAAGCTGATAAGCAAATGACCTTTCAAAAACAAAAGACTTACCGTCAATAGTAACAACCTTTTTCATGTGAGATAAAGCATTCATAAACAATCCTTTACCCGTTCCTCCTTCAGGGTTGTCTGATATTAATTCATCATTTAAAATAACTGCGGGGCAATAAGATAAATTTTTATGACCGTGTAATAGAAAACCTATCGTGCTTTCCATAGAGTTAATTCTTTCCTCGTTCTTACCGCATATATTAGATATGAAAGTTTTATAAGTACAATCTTGAATCTTACACATGTTAAAGTTTCTATCTATCACATGGTCTTTCCATACATAACCTCCTAAATCTAAATAGTCTATAGGTTTTATTGAATCTTTTGTTATCTGCACTGCACAGTTTTTGTAATATAAATAGGCAGAGTCTTGCGTGTCCTCAATAAAATATATATCTATTGTAGAGAGAAGAGTTAAGAACTCTTCCCTAAACAATCTAGTGTGGTCTGCAAAATAATTATAAATAGATGAATCATCTAAGTTTAATAAGTGGTCTAGGATAAAATCTTTAATTTCTTTTTCTGATGTATGGTCTATTAAATTGTTGGTTACTTTTACAAACACATAATTTCTACTACCTTCCGGGCAATACTTATAGAAACCGTTATCTTCTAAAAACATTTTAAATAATATATGAACAATCTTTATTGTACCCTTATCGTTCTTTGTCCAAAATTGTTTGAAAGAATTTTCTTCTTCTACTTTATTTAAAACTGCCTCAATAGTTTGGTCATCTAAATTAGAATCTGCAAGTTGACTTCTTATTTCTTTCTTAGTTACACCTCTTCTTAATTTAGATTTAATTTGACTTACCCTTTCCTCATCTTCGTAATACTTACTTCCAAAGTTTTGGGTGTGGGAATAGGCAGACTTTATTGTTCTAGTTATTTCTGTCATTGTAAAAGATGAATCTTGAAACTGACCAAGAACATAAGATGCTAAAGACTCGTTAACCCCATAGTCATTAAACGCCATAGCAAGTATATAAATATTTTGATTTCTTTGACCCTCAACCATTGGGTATTTTTTCTGCCACCATTTTACAAGTATCTCTACTATTTTATTTTCATCAGTGATAGGTATAGTTGGCGGGTCTTTATGAGCGGTTACCTCTTTGTATTCTATATCCTCTATCGTATCCCATAATGAAGAGTTTTCATTTATGTAAAGTAGAGGGTCATAAGATTCGTAACAAACCCTGCTAATATTTTTACATGTCTTATCAAAGTGAGGTGAATCAAAATGTTTTTCAAGTGAGTTAAAATAATTAACATGATTATCTATGTCTTGTGGTATTTTAACTATAACCTTTAGCCCATTTCCTGATGGGGATATGAATACAGAGTAAACATATTTGCTTTTACTTAAGGTTTCTTTTTCTGATAACAGTTCTTTTATTTTCTTGTAGCCGTCAAAGTCTAAACAAATAAACCCACTGTGTTCATTGATAGAAGAGTCCGCCCTTTTACTAAAGGTTCCTGAAAAACATATAGCGGGAAGTTCTTTTTTAAGTTCGTTTCTATCTTCCTTATTCTTTTCTAATCTAATTTTTTTTACTAGCTCTTTACAAGCTCCTTCCTTTATTCTTTCTAATACTACATTTATATCTCTATAAAAAGGGGTTGTAGTTTCTTTAATATTCTTAAAGATTGTGATGTTTGATGTCATAATTGTGTCGGTTTTATGTCGGTTATTAAATTGTAAGTGACTGAGTTTCAGTTACTGTGTCGATTATGTCGATTTTATTAACGAAATAAATATATAAATAAAAATATAATTAAAAAAAATATATACAATATATATATCAACGTAGTTATTAACATTTCGACACAAAAAAAGGAGGGATATACCCTCCTTAATTTGAGTAGCGATTAAACTAGAAAGGTAAACTCTCATCTGCCTTAGCAGTTTCTTCCATTTTTCTTTCTTCATTTGCATCTCTTTCATCATTTTTCTTTTCACTTGGTTTCCAAGTGTCAAGTTCAATATAATGATTACCACTTCTTGCAGTGTTGATGTTTAGGTTTACCCAACCATTACTTGCATTCTCTTTTAAAAAAGGGATTGCGTCTTCTAATTTGATAGATACTCTACCAACAACCCACTCAGGTTGTTCTTTACGAGTCTTAAAACTAAACCCGTCTGCGAAAATTTTTTCGTCTTGCATAATTAATTAATTTACTTTTGTTTCAAAATTAAACTTTGGTTGAAACATTCCAAAGAGTGTCTACAAAGACACTAAAGTTCTTCTATTATATAGTGATTGTTTATATTCTTTTTTAAAGATTCCATTTGATGAGGGTTAAAGAAAGTATTGTAAACATCAATAGCTTTGTCTACCTTTTCTTCCCCCCTAGCTAAAAAGTCTTCTGTCGGAACAAACTTACCTAGCATTCTAGTTCGTTTATCTATTACTAAAAAGATTAAAGGTTTACCAAACAATAGTTCATACAAGAAAGCTTGACTATCATAATTATATTCACGGGCAGACCATTTGAATTTAGTAATATCCGATGTGGTTTTTAAATCTACTACATACTCACTTGTTACTATGTCTGCCTTACCTTTCCACCAAACTCCCTTGATTTTTTTAATAGCAGGCTCTTCATACAAACTATTTTCTTCTCTTATTAAATCAAAGAAATCTATGTTAGCTAACATGGTATCTGTCAGTTCTATAATTTCATCTACTTCTTTTTCCAACAACATTACTTCTTTACATTGTTTTATAAGTTGTTCTTTGTATGCTTTTGTATTTCTAGAGTTTGAAGATATAACATTGTTTTGTATAAAGTCTCTAGCTTTCTTTGGTTCTAAAATTAATTGATGGAACAATCTACCCTTAGCAAAGTTTTGATTGTCGGGTACAGATACCCCAAAGTATTTAGGGTTTTTTAATAAAGTTCCTATGTCTGAATTAGATAAATAACTTTTACCTACTCCGTTGTAATACTCTTTATCACAACGGAGTTTTTCAATATCCTTTTTCATACTAAATTAGTTTGATAAGTTCTTCAGTAATGGTTGCATTAATCTCATACTTACCACCTATTACATTTGTAACTTCAGTAATGTCTTTCCATTTACGAGACTTAACATACTTCTCTACCTTTACCCAATCTTCACTTCCTACCGCTAGCTTTTTAGTTCCGCGTGTATCCACCTCTTTAGTTGGTTGGCTAGGAACATCTTCTCCCGTCCATAAAGTTAAACCTAAACCGTGCATAGCAATAGCCTTAGCAGTTGCTCTTTGAATAGCTTTGTTAACATCAGTTGATGTAACCTTATGTTCCAATATTGATTTGTTTCTAAAGTCCATAACGGGAAGGTAGTCAATATGCTCAATATCGTTTACAACAATACCTACTTTTACATAACATGTTTTACCGTCTGTAAAAAAATTAAGTCCCGTGTGTTCTGATTCATAAACTTTTCTTTGTGCGTTAGGGTATGCTTTCTTTAACATATCCCACGCATTAGACCATGATAAATAATCTAGTCCACCTTTTTTTTCTATCAATCTTTTGATTGGTAGTTCTGATAATTCCTGATAATAATTTTTTGTTTTACCCATTGTTTAATTCTTTTAATTTGTTAGACACTTTGGTATACCTTTGCATTATTCTTTCGCGAGAGTTTTTATATGTCGCGATAGTTTTAAGGCTACCATTTTTAGTTACCTCCGCATGAATCTTACCCTCTAGGATATTTAATTTTCTACGAAAGTTAGACAAAGATAATATATATATTCCTTTTATCCAACCATTATCTGAAAAATTTTTATACTCTTCTTTATCTAGTTCCATGTAATAATCTCCTCCTCTAGTTGTATTAAATATATTTATTTCTTTTGTCCTATTGTCCTTCACTATCTTCACACCCCACGAAAGTTGCGCTTTGTAATGAGGATAGTTTAAAGGAGCAGAGTTGTCATCATTGACCGCTTGTTCAAACACTTCTTCTAAACTATACATTATTCAAAGTGTTTACAAGATTGTGATAATCTGAATCGTTCTCTACTTTTTCTGATACTTGATTGATACCATGTATAACAGAAGAATGACTGATGTCATATCCTTTGTTAGCCATGTAGTCTTGAATGTATCTTATTCGCATAGGTCTTTTATGACACACATAATAAAGTAAATGTCTTGCATCTACGCATGACCTTTTTTTTGTTTTAGAAAACAAATCTTCTTCATGTAAGTTAAATAACTCACATAATTTTTTTGCGTATGTATTAAAAATTTCTTGTTTCATTATTATAATATTTAAAAAAAGGGGCGGGCAAGCACCCCCTTTGTTGAGTATTAATCTTCTTCCGGCTAAAGATGAATTACAAAACAACGAAAGACCGAAAGAAGAACAAACTTGCCTTTGCTTTAAAATATCCTTCGTTGTTATTTTAAGAAAGCGAATTGTCAAAATCACAACTGACTACGAGAAGACCAATAATGTAGTCAAAACAACCCGCTTTCTTTTTAAGTTTAGGAAAAGGGACACGACTTATAGTCCCTTAATTATAGATTTGGTTTCTCCTAAATCTAACCTTAATGATATAGGGATAAGCAAGTACCCCCATATCCAATCATGAAATAATTAACCTCACATTCCAAACACACGAAACGGGATTGAGGTTAATCGCCACTTGCTTGACATTCAAAAAACTCCCGCTCGCTAACTCACTAATGGCTCGATGGTTCTCTCCCATAATTCTTTCTCCGCTCTGCCTAAAGTCTTGTATCTTTTTTTGTTTACCATAAAGTACGCGTCTCCCTTTCGACCACGAATAACCTCAATGATATAGTTACCTCCATACTTAACTATATTTTGGGTAGCGCTATCGCATTCTGAAAAGGGGTGCATTTCCTTGTAGGTTTCATAAGACATAAATCTGCCCGTGTTTATAAAGTTATTAAAGGTAGGTTTGCTCATAAACAACTTCATACCTTTTATTAAATGAAAGCTAGGTTTATCTAGGTCTCGTTCTACTAGAGTATCAAACTCAATTCTATTTACTAATGTACTTTTCATATCCTTTGTTTTATTTATAGTTTAAATATAGTACAAATATTTTACAATTCCAAATTTATTTGCACTTTTTTTTAGTGTCTTTAAAGACACTATTCTTTTGTGTTTCTTTTTATCCATTCTCCTATTTGGGTTGCTACATATATACCCAAAGCAAAAGAGGATAGCATTGCTATAAGTATAGCAGTTCCATATACAATTATTTCTCCCATGTTATCTTGATTTAATTAATTCTTGTGTTCTTTTTAATTCTAAAATTTCTCTGTGTAAACTTTTTATTCTTAAACTTATATCATTGATGTCCGCTTTACTCATCTTCGCCCAAAAAGAATTGGACACTTCAGTATACATGTTTCGGTAGAAGGGGTCAAACTTCATTTTATCTACATGGTTTCGGACGTAATGATGAACAGAGGAGTGGTCTCTATTTATCACTTCGCCCGTAGCCATGATGGTCATACCTAATTCAGAATGTAGCATAACACCTATTGTATTACGCGCCATTGCCACCTCATACACTCTTGTTTTGTTTCTTATTTTTTCCTTTGGTATTCCCGTATAGTCTTTTACTAGTTTAAAAAGTAAATCTATCTTGTGTTTGTTTTGTTCTATTTTAGTTTTCATTTTTTTTAAATTAAAGATTCATAAGCCATTGAGTTCACTAGTTCGGGGTACTCATTTGTTAGTGTGTCTAGTTCATCTGTGGTTAGCATTCTGCCTGACACTGTTTCCCCGTAACTAAAAAAAGCATCACAAAATTTTGGAAAGTCGTCTGTGTCTACTCCCTCTACTTGTAAAGTTTCTTCTAGTATCTCTGTGTTGTCTATATATATTTTCATTTTAATAAAGTTTTTAAAAGTTCCACTTGTATTTTTTCTCCTAATTCTTCTAGTTCGCTATTGCTAATCAAACGTGCTAGTAATAATAAATCATCTTCATTCACAACCCATTCACATACTTCATCATTCTCATTTATAATTACCTCATTGATTTCTAAAGCTTGCACTTCTTTTTTTAAAGCACAAAGCAAAGTGTACTCGCTTAAAGTTTGAGCGGTTAGCGGACAACCTATTTCTTCATTCAATAGGTCGGTGAGTTTTTCTTTCTCAATAATGGATAGGTTTAGTTGGTATTCTTTGTTTGCTTGCATGATTTTTTATTTTGTTTGATTAATAATTCTTGAAATTTTTTTAAGTAGTGTTGTTGTTCTTTGCTCATTTTTTGAGTCAAGTATCCCAACGTGTTTTTCCCTTTGTTCATAATGTTGTTTGGTTTTAAATTACACTTTCAATTTTTTCTAAATATTTTTCTGCACTTTCATCTATATCTACATTAGCGTCTTTAGATATTTTTAAGGACATAAACTCATCGTAATTGTTTACATAAAACTTATCCATGAGTCCTCTCCTTTGGTATTTAGCTTTAACTTCAAAGATAGCTAACTCCCTAGCTAATCTTTTTATATTAATATTTTTATACATAATAATTGTTTTAGTTAAACATTCTTTATACAAAGATAAGACAATCTTTTTTAATTTCCAAAATTAATCTACTAATTCTACATCACTTACATCTACTTCATTAATTTTTTAAATTATTATTTTCCTTAACTCTTAGTTTATCAAGGTTACTTTGGGTTAAGTATTGATTTATTAATTCTTCTTTTGTTGGGTATGTATCATCATCTTCTAAAACATAATCATAACCATACCATAGTAAATAGTTTTTTATTAAAGACCTTTTCATTCTATCGCTATCATCATCTTCCATTTCATCTTCACACCCAACTGTTGTTTCCATAAACCCCTCATCAAACACGGGGTTGTAAAACCATTTACTACAAAAGTCAGTTAGTATTTCTTTTATTCTTTTTTGTGTTAGCTTTTTCATAATTTTTTAATCTAATAGTTCTACTTTATTTAATAAATCTTCTGTTCTTTTCTTCAGGACTTTATCATAGTATCTGTCCTTTAATAAACTCCTTAATAGTTTTGTGAATTGTAACCTTTTTATACTTTTGTCAAACAGAATTTCATTTGTTTCATAATTTCTTTTGTCTTCAACTATTTTTATCAAAAAGAAATCTTCAAATCTTATACCGTATTCTCTGTCATAACGAAGAAGAATATCTTCTATTTCTGTTACCATATTAGCTACATCTTTTTTTGCTTTATTTTCTAAATGTCTGTTTAAATTGTTTGTGTTCATAATTTTAATTTTTTAAATTCTTAATTCCGTTTCTGTCTTTTGACTTCATCAGTACAAGCACACACTTGTAAACGGAGGAGTGTCTTTGTAGACACTCCCCTCAATCAATCTATATTAACACGAGGAAAATGTATAGAAACCTCAGATTGATTTACATTTGGTCGCGCATTATCTCGCGCTCCGTGAACCATTCATCACAAGTATCGCAACGATAGTTATTAAAGTCATCATACTTTACATTCCCATAACAAGTGGGGCAAAAGTATTCTTCGCTCACACTATCGGTTAGGGTTGCGCATTCGGTATCCCAAATCTCTATATCGTCCCATTGGAAATTTAGTTCTTGCCGTGCGGGGTTAGATACTTTTTTTGGTTGAGATATGATATTGTGCAAATCCCCAAACCTACCCCGCTTGTACCACGAGCCAACATAAGTATTTTGTTTGTAGGTTTTATGGGTTTGCATTCCCTCTTTGTAATCTTTCTTATTGAAGTATAGCCAACACTTAAGAATCTTACCGCTCTTCATTTTAATATCTACCTCCTCCCTAAAGTACCAATTAGGGTGTCCTTCTAGTTGGTCTACTGAGTCCAAGTCCGTATCACAAACCTTGAATACATCTACCTCTACGTTGTATCCTTTACCTTTGTGTTTAAGAACATAAGGTAGGCTATCTATTATCATAGGGTACTTATCCTTTGTTGTTCCACCGCCTAGATATTTTGCTCTGCGCAAGTAATGATAATAGTTAGAGTGGTTTTTCTTTAGTGTTCCATAGACCGCAACCAAGTTGTCTTGTAGCACATTGTCTTTGGAGTACCATATCCCATTTTTATATGTATACAAGTGTCGGTTGTATATTTGAAACGAACGGGTCCTAGTGTTCACTGAAACAAACCTAACCTCTTTGTGTTCGGCTAGAGTTTCTTTCCATTTGTGGCGCGGTATATGTCCTAGTTGTTTTGCTAGTACTTTGGTGTCGCATGTTTGCGCATTACCTAGTCCGCTTATTGTTCCGTTCATCATTAAGTACTCATCTGTTTTGAGTCCGCAACGAAAAGGGTGGGTATTCTCTTTGTTTACCTTACCTATTGTCGCATATCTAAAGTGAGCGATGAATGGTCTTTCAGTATAGAGTACTGCATACTCATTTGATTTGTGGTAGGTTACCTGAAAGGTATCTAGCCAAACAATCCCCAATCCGTGAGGGTTGATTTTTGCAGAGGTTTTAAGAGTTTCTTTTTTTATTCTCTTATCCTTTTGCTTGATGATTATTACACACATAGTAATTTTTGTATTGTGGGGAGTGTCTTTGAAGACACAGACCCCTAGTTAAACATTATTTATACGAATATACGACATTAAATCGACATATCCAAATTATTGAGGAGTTTTTTTTCTTCCTCGAGAAATTTATTATTCATCAATGTTTGGGTTTCCGTCCGCGTACGCACACGCGCTCGAGTCCACATTATTAAAATTAGCACTGACGAAATCTCCATAACTTCTCCACCACATTAATTCACTTTTTTGTTTTCTTAATTGTTCTTGTAAGTTGACTAGCAACTCTGACATTTCTTTATTCATAATTTTATAATTTATTTATTAATATTTAAAGTAACTTTCCACCTTATCCCATAATTTTTTTGATACTCATTTAAAAGATACTTTGCTTTTCTAATACAAGATATATTGCTTTCTAGTATTTCCTCTTTTTCTGAATCTATTTTTATTCCTATTATATTATATGTTTCCATAATTTTATTTATTTAAGATTACTAATTTACTATATACATCTCTTAATGTTTCTTTATGTAGTTCTCCACTACACTCATCATTATCTTCCATATCTTGTTCTACCATATCTAAAAGACAACTTAATTCTAGTGGTGTAAATTCTACAACAGAAGAAGATAAACCCTTTTGAGTCATAATTAATTTTTTATTTTCTTTTTCCATAATTTTATTTATTAAATTCTTTTATACATTCTTTACAACATTGTCTTGTTTCTGCATTTTTGTTTGTAGGTATAAATTTTGCCCTACATATACTACATTTTTTTTTCATAATTTTATTTTAATTTTTGGTTAAACTTCTCGTTCTTAATTTCTTTTAATTCATCTATTGAATGAGTTAATAAGTTGATGTGATAATCCATGCTAGTATTTCCCTCTAGCGCCATTATCATTTCGATTAAATAATTTTTGTAATCGTACATAATTTTATTTGTTTGATTTATAACTGACCTCTAGTCCACTAGGCTCACTCAATTTTTAAGAGCGGTGTTGCGCCTACGATATTTTCGCTAGAGGTTTCGTCCTTTTAGGACTCATCAGAGTTATTGTTTTAATATTTATACTAATATACGACATTATTTAGACATTTCCAAATATTATTTGATTTTTTTTTACAGAGTAAGGGCAGTGTCTTTGAAGACACTACCCAATTTTCTGTTACTCAAATCTCATATCATCAA